GAGGCCGCGCCCTTCGCCCAGCCGTCCGCGAGCTTGAACGCGGCATAGCCCGCGGCCGCAAGGATGCCGACGGTCGCACCAACCGCGACGCCGACGCCGGCAGCAGCGCCCTCAAGCAGTCCACCGGCCCCCGCGGCCGCGCGCAGCTCGCCGCCGGTCGTGGACGCGACCTCGCCGAGCGCGCCGATGCGGCTCGACAGGCCTGACGTGATCGAACGGCCGCCGAAAACCTTCGCGGTCGCCTGCTCGACCGAGCCCAGCGTTCGCAGGATCCCGCGGGAGCTGCGCCCGACGCTGCGCTCGCCGTCCTCCACCATCCGGCGATTGGCGACGCCGGCGTGCTTGGGGATCGTGCCGATCCGCTTCTCGGCCGACGAAACGCCCTTGCCGGACTTGTCATTCGCCGTGATGTCGATCGCGACCCGCGGGTTGGTCATCCGGGTCTCCTCACGGCTCGATCAGGCCGGCCGTCACGCTCCATTCGATCAGCGTCGACCAGGGGCGTGTCGCCACCTCGTCCGGCAGCTTGGCGTAGCGCTGTCCGAGGGCATCGAGCAGCGAGCGCCAGCCTGCCGGCCTCAGGACAAAAAAGAGGCGATGAACCTGCTGGCGCGGATGAAGTCGCGCGCGCCGAGCTGGCGCACCACGGGCTCGGGCCAGCCGCTGACGATCGAGACCGCCTTCACATCGGCCTCGACGCCGTCGAGCTTGTCCCACTGCAGCATCTCGGCCGCGGTCGGCTCGCGGAGCTCGAGGGTCTTGTATGCCTCCTGCCCGAGCGTGATCGGCTTGCGGAGCGGGATGGCGAGCGCCTCGGGCAGCGCATCGGGTGCGGTGTCCATGGTCAGATCTCGCTCACGTCCGGGCCCTCGAACTGGACCGGGAAGGTTGCGTCCTCGGTCTTCACCTCGATCGGGCCGTCGCCCGTGCGGACCATGTTGCGGCCCATGATCGTCTTGCCGTTGGCAAGATTGAAGACGACGGTCGCGTTCGCGGCGTTGCTGAGCGCCGCGATCGCGACATCGCTGCCGTCGCGGCCGTTCCAGCTCATCATGCCGGCGACGGGGCTTTCGGAATAGCCGTGATACCCATCCTGGCCCATCAGCGTCTCGCGCTTGGCGCCGCTGACGCGATAGGTGCCCTCGCCCACCACGAGGTAGCTCTTGCCGTCGATGGTCGCGGACATGGTGCCCGCGAGCCGCTTTACGTCTGCCATGCTGGCGATCCCTTACGAGAGGCGGAACTGCACCAGCGCCGCGAACACGCGGAGCTGGGCGATGAGGACGATGGGCAGCTCGACATCCACCCGGTTCGGGTTGGTGGCGTTCTGCTGGACGACCAAGCCGGCCGCGAAGGCGGCCGAGTTCTGCACCATCCCCTCGCCCTCCATCTCGCGGTAGGCGGCGATGATCTCGGCCCGAATCGTCGACGGGGTGACGACGCGCGTCCCGGGCAGCACGCGAGTGCCGTCCGCCGCGAGCTTCACGCGCGCGAACTTGGTCGTCACTACCGAGCGCAGCCGCCGCAGCACATAGGCGAGCAGGAACAGCGTCTCGACCTCGAGATAGCTGTCGTCCGGCTGGCCCGCGGCGTTGGTGACGTAGGTCGTGATGACGTTCTCGAGCACGACGCTGCCGGTCGCGTCCGTCGTCCAGGTGCTCACCCCGCCGTAGAGCAGGGTGTTGTTGCGGATCGGGAGCGAGAAGCGCGACGCGATCGGGGGCGAGAGGACGCCGGTCAGCGTCAGCGTCTGCAGCGGCACGCCCGGGTCGTCGCGCAGGCTCACCGCCGCAGCGCCGGCGAGCGCCGCCGCCCAGCGCCAGGGCGGCGTCGGGCTATCGGCATAGCCGATGCAGCTGATGTGCTGGTTGTTGAGCCCGGTCGCGAACGCCGCGAGCCCGCCCGCCGTGTCGCGCCGCGCGATGAACGCATGGCCGAAGACCTGCGTCGCCCAGGACCACCGCCCGGGCGCGACATCGCTCAGCAGCTGGGCGATCGACGCCATGCTCGCCGCATCCGTCAGCGAACAGACGATGAAATCGAAGCTCGTATCGAGCAGGTTCGCCAGGCCGACCGTCAGCGAGGGATTGCCCGCGCCGTTCGCCATGGGGGTGACGGCGATCGCGACCTCGGTCGGCAGCACCTCGCCGCCACCGGCGCCGAGGTAGTTGATCCGGAGGTCGATGTCGTTGCCGGTCAGGCCCGCGTTCTTGGCGGTGAACGTCACCGAGGAGCCCGGCACCGTGCCCGCGGCCGTCGCCACGACTGGCACGTCCGGCAGTGCGTTCACCGCGGCGACGATCACCGCGACGATCGCGCTCGCGACCTGGTTCGCCGCGATCGGGATCGAGACCAGGCGACCGGCGATGTAGAGCGAGATCGTGCCCAGCGTGCGCGGGCCGCCCGTGGACGTGATGACGATCTGCCCCGTGGCTGCGGTCGCGTTCGGGTCATCGGCGAGGGGGAGCACCCACATCTCGCCGTTCGGGTCGTTCTCGCGATAGCTGCGGATCATGCCGGCGAGGACCGAGCCCGGGCCCGCCGCGGTGCGCGTGTCGCTGGAGGACTGCGCGACGACCGGGACGTTCGGCGCCAGCGTGCCCGCCTGCGTCTTCTGGCCGATCAGCAGCGTGCGCTGGCTTGCCGGCGAGGTGTTCGCCTTGCTGGCGTCGAGCTCGGCATAGAACAGCGGCGCGCGCTGGTTCGACGGGATTTGCTTGAAGGGGATGCCGCTCATGCCGCGTGATCCTCGCTGGCGGGCGCGGCCGGGGCCGGCTCCTGGTGGTCGGGCTCGGCCGAAACCGGCGCAGGTGCGGGCGCCGACGGCGCCTCGACGACGTCGCCATCGGCGAGCAGGCGGACCCAGTGCGGCTGGGTGGGATCGATCGTGACCGGCTCGGCGCCGATCACGCGACGGGTCGCCGGGTCGCGCACGAGGCGGCCCGGGACTTCGACGATGTCCATGGATGGTCTCCCTACTGGAGGCTGGTGGAGAAGCCGGGCCCGGCCGGCGTGTGGCAGTCGAAGCCGTCGATCTCGTCGGCCGCGGGTGGCGCGAAGTCCTCGGGCCCCTCGTAGAACTCGAAGGCGAGGTCGATCTGGATGCCGGCCAGCATCGTGTTCTGGACGTCGAAGTTGAGCTGGGCCTGCACGCTCGCGAGCTGCTGCACGACGCGGAACAGCGGGTAGCTGCCGATCACCGCCATCTCGATCTGGCGCTTCAGCGCCCAGAGCTTCACCTCGACGTCCGATTTCTGGACGTCCACGAGCATCACCGGCGCCGAGACCTCGCCGATCGCGCGGATCGTCGCCGTCGTGGTGAACTCGACGGCCCCGCGGCCGAGCGACTGGCGGCTCTCGCTCACAACCCGCGTCTTGATCTGCGGATAGTCGTCCGATTGGGTCGGCAGCATGCCCGGACGGTGCACTCGTTCGCCGGCGTCGGTCGGGGCGGGAGCGCCCGGCGCCGGCGCGAGCGCGGCATAGACGAGGTCGAAGATATCGGCCGTCGTCGTCATGCCGCCTCCGCCAGGATCAGCAGCGTGTGGCCGTGGCCATCCGGCTGGACGTCGATCACCGCGAGCGTCCGGCCCGCGGCCGGGATGATCGCGAGGCCGCCGACACCGGGCTCGATGCCACGTTCCGCGAAGACGGCGTCCCGAACCCCAAGCACCGGATGCGACGACGTGTCCGTCGTCCCATCACCCAGGTCGACGACGCGCCGGTATTCCTCGTCGTACACCGCGCCGCGGAGCTGGAACGGGATGCCGCCCTTCGGGATGTACGTCGGCCAGGTGGCGGGCATGCCCGCCTGACCCTCGCCGAAGATGTCCATCACCGGGCCCAGCAGCAGCCCGTCCCAGTCGAGCGCCATGGCTCAGTCGTTCGCCCGGCCGGTACGCAGCGTCTCGGGGCGCTTGCAGATCGGCAGCGGGTAGAACGACGTCTCCATCCGCCACCACTCGTTGCGGTCACGATCGAAGATCGGCTTCACGTACCGCTTCTGGCCGGGCGTGTTGATCCACTCGAAGCCCTCCGCCGGCGCGAGCGCTTCCTCGAACACGCCGGGGGCGCCCACGGGGAAGAACTTCACCTTGTCGTCGGGGACCTTGATCGACGTATTGTCGTCCGACCCGCGATAGTTGACCCAGTCGACGCCGCCGAACGAGAACGTCTGGAACGCCCCGCCCTTGCGCAGGTCGGCCGCGTCCGACCAGTTCTTGTACGTGCTCACCACGTCGATGTGGTTGGTGAACTCGTCGTAGAACTGGTCGCCGCACAGCGCCATCACCGACGTCGTCGTAGTGAACGCGCCCTTCGCCGACCGCGCCATCGACCGGACGATGCCGTTGATGATCGGCCGGAGGGAATACTCGATGCCCTTGGACAGGTGGAAGGCGACCTCGTCCGCCGCGGCGATCTCGAACTCGTCGAACCAGTTGTAGAGGATCGAGCCGTCGGCATCGATGAAGAGGCCCTGGACGGCGCCGAGGAAGAGGTTCTCCTCCGTATAGTCGAGCAGCGACAGCAGCCCCGTGGGGCCGCTCAGCCGGCGCGCTACCTCCTCCTGGACCTGCATGAACACCGTCGCCTCGCCGAACGCGCGGATGTTCTGCAGCTCGTGCGCGTGGATCGTGTCACCGACGCGGACGCGCGGCACGTCGAAATAGCGGACCTTTCGCTTCTCGGTCGTGCGCTCGGCGTTGGTCGGCTGGCCGCGCTGGCTGGTCGGGACGATCGTCAGGATGCCGTTGCGCTCCTCGACCGCGAGCGCGGTCGTCCGGATGGGGTTGGGCGTGAAGATCCCCGAGTCGCGCAGCATCGCCGGCAGGTGCGGCAGGCGCTCCACCGCGGTCGTCATCTCGATCGCGGAGAAGGGGTCGGAGTGGAAGATGTCGATGATCGTGCCGGACATGGCGGGGGAACTCCATCAGGTGTGGCGCGCCCGCCGATCGCGAGCGGACGAAGGGGGAGGCGCGGGCACCGAGCGCGCCCGCGCGCGGATCAGGTGTTGAGGATGCCGAGGCGGGCGAGCTGCGCGAGCGCCGCGGCCTGCTGCGCCGGCTGGGTGACGTTCGGCCCCCAGACGAGCTCGGCCGCCTGGACGCGGATCGGACCGCGCAGGACGACGATCGCGCGCTTGTCGGCGTTCGTGGCGTCGCGGTAGCCGCTCCACAGGATGGCGGCGGCCACCTGGTGACCGTCGGTCGCGGTCGGATCGAACGGCACGTACTTGATGACGCCGGTCACCGCGATCGCGAAGCTGTCGCCCGGTGCGAACGCCGTCGCGCCCGCGTTGATGGTGAAGCCAAGGCCGCCGGCGTTGAAGGCGGCGCCGGTGTTGCCGTGGCCGATCTCTTGGCCGGACGGATCGGTCACGACGAAGTGCGTCGGATCGTCGAACTCGACGGCATATGTGCCGATGCGCGCTGCCGTCGACGCGACGATCGCGCCGAAGGTGCCGTTGCCGACATTGGCGCCGATCGCGTTCGCGACGGCAGCGCCGGCCGTCAGAAGGGCGGCGAGCACGAGGCCGGCCAGGCAGAGGCCGCTGCCGGCGAGCAGCAGCACCGCCTCGCGCGTGGTCATGCCGTCGCTGGGGTCCCAGACGACGAAGCCGCCGGTGTGGCGGGCTTCCTGGAAGACGGGATTGGAAGGTGCGCCCATGTGAGGCTCCTGTAGATCGAGGGGAGAATGGTGGCCGCGCGTGCGGCCGGGTTCGGCTCAGGCTTTCGGGGCGAACCCGAGCTTGGCGAACGTGCTGCCCCAGCTGGCACCGGCCTTCGGCTTGCGGCCGCCGGGCTCCTCGGCCGAGGAAAGATCCGGGTTCCGGTCGGCGCGGCTGGAGCGCCGGCCCTGCGGCTCGGGTTCGCGGTTCGCCTGGCCCTTCATGACCGCGATCGCCTCGCGCCGGGTCATGGTGGTGTCGAACGCCAGCGAGGCGGCGAGCGCGACGTTGCTGGCGGCCGCCTTGCAGCCGAAGATCGCGGCGCAGCGGGCGCGCTCGCGGCGCCGGGCGCTGGCGGCCGAGCTGCGGCCGCTCATCTCGTCCTTGTCGTCGTCCTCGTCCTCGTC